GAATCGCCCAATCGTGAAGATAAAAAGTTTCTGTTATAACTTTTACTTTTGGATTAATTTCTTCAGTTACTCTTTTTAAATTAGTAAAGAATGTTTTATGTTTTCTTGTAGCTTCATGATTGCCGTCAAATATAATCGTATTTACATTAACACCTTTTACAAAGTCAAAATACAGAGTGAGTTCGTCCATAGATGGAACTCTATCAAATAAGTCTCCACCTATAATATGTAACTTAACATCTTTTTCTAATTCGTAAATTTTTTCAAAAAATAACTTATATCTAGAACAAGCCCATGGTAATGGTACATTCTTCTGTCCTAATTTTATGTGCCAATCTGCTGTAAATAATATCATTTAATCCACTTTAATCCATGTAATTTCTTTATATCAGACCAAATAAACCATGCATAATCTATTGAATCTGTGCCTTTACCTGTAAAGGAAGGTCTTTTACTTAGTATAACTAAGCCATCAGGTGGAAACTGTGACCAAAAATCATATCTTGCTTGACTACCCAAAAAGTTAATTCTAAGTAGCATAATTACTGTTGTAGAACAAGCCATAGAATGTTCTATAAACTCTTGTGCTAGAGAGAATGGTGGATTGGTCAATATTAAATCAACCTCTCCATTCCATTCAAAGTAGTCTTTGCCTTCTTGTATTTCTGTCCAAGAAGTTTCTATTCCTTGATTCTCAAGAAATGATACTATTCTACCATCTCCCTTGCAGGGTTCATGGGCAGTTTTAAACTGTTTCCAGTCTATTGGTAACTTTTCATAACACCACTCGGGAGTAGGATAATAGTCAAATTTACTACGCAATGAAATCCTCTCCAGGCTCCCAAGCACAACCAGTTAATCCACCAGCTTTTAGTGCTTGTAAAGTTCTAAGTATTTCCTTGGCATTTCTACCTGTATCGTCACGATTGACAGATACATGAGCAATATATCCTTCTGGGTCAAGAATGTAAGTAGCTCTATAACATACTCCATGTTCATCATCAACAATACCAAGTTCTTTTGCTAACATAAGTCCTCGGTCTGCCAATAGAGTATGTTCTATATCTCCAACAACATCATCTGAAAGTTTCCAATTTAGTTTTGAATATTCATTATCTCCACTAATACCAAAAACTTCTTCTGTTTCTTGTAATAAAATATCCATTTGAGATATTTCTGTTGGACAAATAAATGTCCAATCTTTAGGATAGAAGTAAACTACTCCCCAATCTTGTAGCTTCCATTGTGACTGAACAATAAGTTCATTGTCTTTATTGACTCCATCTAATTCAAAAGCTGGAAACTTTTCCCCTATACCAATCATTGTACATCAAACTCCGACGAGATGTTTTCATCAACGGAACCACCTTCTTCAGTTACTCTTTTAAGAAGTTCTAACTGAGCATCAGCAGTTGGTCTTGGTAAAACATCGTCCATTGACTTAAGATTGGCAATAAGTTCCTGTTCACTTTCATCAAGTGCTCTTGGCTTACATTTTAGTGCTTGTAGCTGGTATTCCACATTGAAAACCTGTGGGCCAGTCTTGAGTCTTTTAAAATAAACGTCCCAACCAGTTTCTGTATCTGTTGGGTCTCCTAAATCTTCGGAAGCAGTCATTATTTGGTCAAATAACTTTCTCTTTAGATTAAAGATTTTAATTGTAGGTGTATCTCCGCCATAATCAATACATTGTATAGCATATGACCAAGCACACTTTTGGTCTGGGTAGTAAGAAGGAACATGGTCTACTTCTTTATTATTAAAAGTTTCGGTATTTCTATCGAAAGCTAAACACTCTAAAGGTAGATTCTTGTTATTTTCTCCTTTTACCCAATAAAGGTATCTAGGTAATAAATCACCAACAAGTCTTACTCTGTGATTTTCCTTACCAGTATACACATATGATTCTATTTTTTCTTTCTGAGCTGAACCTTTGCTCTGATTAAATTTAATTGCCATTATTATATTTCTCCTTGTGGCTCCTCGAACATAAAGTGAATACGATTCGCTTTAATATCAAGCAGTCTATTATTTATAATCAAATCTTGCGACACAGGGCAGTGAAGCAAGTCTAAAGTGGTGTCTTTCGTTTCATTAAAATTATGATAGGAGCGGAATGATGCGACACCTGCATATTCTACCACCTCACTATCACTATAAGTCCTACCTTTCTCTAGTAATTCTTTAGGATTAAGTAAAAAACTATATCCACCGAACTTATATCTACGAAATTTATAGGTAGGGTCGTAGTAATTTTTGGGTAACTGTTTATATGTTATCATACGAAGGATAGCAACTATATGTTTAATTTTTCCATTGCTTACGCTTAGTATCTTATCCCAATTATAGAGTAACATATATTATATCATAAAAATTAACCGTTGTCAAGAAGTATTTTTCCGAGGTCATAACTCCCTAACAGAGTAACCTTGTTTCATGTAGTATCCTAGTCTTGCACTATTTTGTCTACTTGCTGTATTACCCTTTAAATTTATATCTACAACCACAGGTTGCATTTTATCCTCTTTCTTTCTCAGTATTCTCCCAATAAGCTGCGTAAGTAGAGGTTCATTATTTATTGGTGTTGCTAATATTAAACAACTTAATTCATCTATCGAGATTCCCTCAGAGAATATCGACTGTGTCCCAAATAGAACATTTTTATCATTCTTTAACTTATTGATAGTTTTTTCTCTTTCGGCAAAATCCATATCACCTGTGACATGAACTGCTATATCACCTACTAGCTGAGAACAAGTTTTTAGAAAATGAACTCTATTTGAAACTACTAATACTTTATGACCTCGAGCAGCATAAGCTGATGCTATTACTGATACACTATCAATGTATTCTCTATTATAGCATAAATGATTTACTTTACTTGCCCATGGCATTGCTCTGCCATCTAAAAATCTTATTTGAGATTTTATTATATCAACACTAGGTGTCATAAAGTTTTCTTTTGGTGGTTTCAATACATGATTACCAAAGTAATCACGAAAGACCACATGTCTACCATCTTTTCTTTCTAGTGTTCCTGTTAGTCCTATCTTATATCTTGCAGGCATTTCATCTATAATTCGTGTAAAAGTTGGACTACTAACGTGATGCATTTCGTCTAAAATAATAGTTCCGAATAGATGTTTTATATCCTTAATTTTTCGGTATAAAGTCTGAATATTCCCGCAGACGATTGGAGGCTGAGTGTCAAAGACTCCACCACCGATTCTGCCTGGTCGTATTCCGTAGACTTTCTCTACTTCTTTTTCCCATTGGCTTCTTAGATTAGTTGTATGTGTTACTACTAATGTTTTTTGTTTTAGTTTTCCTGCGATAGCTAAACCTGTAAATGTCTTTCCCCAACTTACCCATGCGTTAATTATAGCATTATCGTCCACCTCTGAATAGACCATCTCTTGGGAAGGTCGTAAATCAAACTTAAACTCAGGTAGTTCTATTGGTGACTTTACTCGTTTATCTACTATTTCGTGGTCATGTGGGATTAAATCCAATCTTCCGCCAGGTATAGTAACTAAACCTGGTCTAACTCGTCTAAAAGTTTTAATAACAATAGGTGGGTCAGTAGGTATTCTAGGAGGCAAAGTATAAGTTAATTCTCTTTCTAACTTTTCCTCTAACTCTGGAGTAGTATCTAAGTATATTCTATGATTTAGTATTGCTTTCACACTACTTTTGTCCAGTTAAGTATTGTTGAAACCTCTATATCTTCCCATTTTTTAAACTCTACATCATAACAGATTAGTTTATCTCCAGATTGATTGTTTAATTTATTCGGTATATACTTATCAGAAAGAGTATACTCTCTCTCATATTCTTTTCCACTATTTAAACTTTGAAATCGAATAAGAACTATTCCGTCTTGTAATGATGATATTAAATCTTTCGCCATGTATTATTTTTCCTCTCTTTAACTGTTTCATACAATTTCCAAGGTATTCCTTTTCTGTATAAAACTCCTGCCCATTTTTCTTCTGAGCTTGTTGGTCTAAGTATATCAAAAGGAAAAGGAATATCCTTTACCTTAATTATACTTCTACCTCTTAATCTTTCTACTTTTAATATTTTATGATATTTTAATTGTACTTTTTCTGTCTTTTCGTAAATTATAAACTCACCTTTTGAGTCAATAAAAAACTTCCCTTGATGTTTTATTAATTCTATTTCATCATTTATCATATATCTCAAAGGATATAAACTTTTCATTGGTGTTTGTAATCGTCTTTTTCCAAGTGTTTCTCCTGACATATTTTTATCATCTAGTACTTGGTCTTCAATCCATAGAATACCATCTGCCTCCATAACTTCATCTGTATGAACAACATACAGAGGGAATTCAAAGTTCATACTATGTATTCTTTTCTTTCTTTCTTTGCGGTGTGTTTTATACCACTTTTTGTTGTATATTCTTGGGTTAGTCCTTTTGCTCCAGCTTTGCCTAAAATAAATAAAAATATACTTATTACAGTAGGCACTAAGATTGCTACTAATATAACTCCATCAACCATATTTTGCCTCAAACTTACCCATACTGTAATCTTCTCCTACTTCAAAGTCACAACCGATTGGGCAACCTGCAATACTTACTCCTCTATCTCTCCCTACACATTCTTTCAGTTTTGCACTATATGTTTCTATCTCGTTCTCTGGAACTTCTGCGAGTATTGAGTCGTGAACTAAAGCAAATATTCTAGCTTTAGAACCCGACTTCTTAATATACTCATTCATTTCAATAGCGGCAAGCAAATTGACATCTGAGGCTACCGACTGAACTAAGAAGTTAATACCACTCCTTACTTCATGTGATGCGATACCTTGGTCTTTTGATTTTGCATTTGGTAATCTTCTTTTTCTACCAAAGAAAGAATATATAAATGCGTTGTCTCTAATAAATTGTTGATTAATTGAAAGCCATTTTTTAAGGTTTTTAAACATATCAAAGTATTGTGTAATAACTCTACTTGCCTCTCCTACTGAAAACTCTTTTCCACTATCTTTTGATACTTGCCAACTAATCTTTTGTGGGCCAGCTCCATACATTATACCGAATGTAACAGCTTTAGCCTGTTGTCTTCTATCTCCATATAATTCTGCAACTTCTTCTACTTCACAAGGTAGTTTAAATACTTGTTTTGCAATA